ATCTACTCTGATGGCGTAGGCTCTGGTGCTAAAATGGTAGATGCTTTTGCGGCATTGGATGTTGGGTCTGTGTCAGTAGACAACATAACCATTGATGGTAATGAGATTGACGTAAGCTCTGGCAACCTAACACTAGACGTTGCAGGAGAACTTATTCTTGATGCTGATGCTGATGGAACAATTCGTTTCAACGATAATGGCACTAACTTCGGAATGGTTTACGGCGCTAGTTCTAATTTTACATTGATAAGTAAAGTTCAAGACAAAGACATGATATTCCAAGGCAACGATGGTGGCTCAACCATCACAGCCCTCACCCTTGATATGTCATTAGGTGGTTCAGCTTCTTTTAATCACGATATTCAAATGGTAGATAATGGTTTACTAAGAATGGGTGCAGGTGGAGATTTAATCCTTACATCTGACGGCACTAATGGAACTATTTTTGCTAATAACGGCAACCTAACACTAGACGTTGCAGGAAATATTGTCCTTGATGCTGATAATTTAGGTGTGGTACAAATAAAAGACGGAGGAACTATCTACGGAACTTTTTTCAAAAATGGAGATAATTTCTTTATAGAGTCAAATGTTTCAGATGGAGATCTAATTTTTAGGGGTAATGATGGTGGTAGTAACATAAACGCCCTAACCCTTGATATGTCTAATGGTGGACAAGCTGTCTTTAACAAAGGTGCATCTTTTCAAGACCATGTGTACTTGCAAGATAATGACAAATTAGTTCTAGGAAACAGTGATGACCTACAGATTTACCACGATGGAGGGTCAGGTAATTATATTGATTCTGTAAATAAAGATTTATATCTAAGATGTAACCTTGATGCTGGCATTGCTGGTGGGGATATAATTTTACAACCCAAATCAGGTGAAAACTCTGCCGTATTTAGGGATAATGGTGCAGTAGAACTTTACCACGACAACTCTAAGAAGATTGAAACAACATCAACAGGCGCAACTATTCGGGGTGATGGCGACGCTATACTTCTCCTAAACACAGCCAGTGATGGAGGGGATAAATCTCTTATTAGATTTGGGGATAATGGTGATGCAGATGCTGGTTATATTGATTATGACCACGGAGATAACACATTAAGATTTGGAGTTAATGCCGCAGAACGTTTGCGGATTAATGGTAGCGGAAGGCAAACATACAATGGAAGTAGCACTGCTAATGGTCACGGAAATTTTGTAGGAGAAGTCGGTACTTCTTCTAAAGCTATAATCTTTGAACATACTAATGGTGGTGGTGAAGTTGGAAGTATTAGAACTACATCTTCAAATGCTGTTTATTACGGCGATGGCTCTAACCTAACAGGTGTTGGCGGTAGTACAGATTTCAATGCTGTTGGTACTTATACTTGGTTAGCGGTTGACCCTGCACAAAGTGTCAACATGATAAATGAAGGTGATACTATCTCTGGTTCTTACCTAAAGGCGGCAGGAAACGGTCAAATGTCTGCACATCATATTTTGTGGTCTAGCACTGTATCGGCAGGAGTTAGCGGAACTTGGAGGCTTATGGGCGGTCAGCATAAAAGAGAAAACGGCAGTTATGCTACTGCTAACCTCTTTGTAAGAATATCTTGATTAACAATTATAACAATAGGAGGCGTTTATGCCAACAGTAACAATAACAGAAGTGCGTAGCGCACAATCACTAAACGCAGAGAACACGGCATTTGAAGTAGAAATTAATCATCCAGAACATGGTTGGATACCTTATGGGTTAATGCCTGATGATACAGATAATACTGTAGACAACAGCGTATTGCTTGGGCTTATTGGCTCAGACTATGCGGCTTATGTAGCACCTACTCAAGCAGAGTTAGATGCAGAACTAGCGGCAAATCTACGAGGACAACGTGACCAGAAGTTAGTTCAAGAAGTAGACCCTATAGTAACTAACCCTCTACGTTGGGCTGAACTAACAGATGCTAAACAAGCAGAGTGGACACAGTACCGAACTGACTTGCTTAACTTACCAACACAATCTGGTTTTCCTAACTCAGTAACATGGCCTACTAAACCAACATAATTTTAACTTAACTAAAGGAGATCAAAATGGCTGAAGATAAAAAGGTTATTACGATTGACGATAAAGACTACACTGAAGGCCAAATCACTGATGCACAAAAGGTTATGATTAATCATGTTAATTCCTTGCAACAAAAAATTAATTCAGCAGAATTTAATTTAGATCAGCTTAAAGTTGGAAAACAAGCGTTTATGACAATGTTAAAAAACTCTTTAGAAGAATCTGAAGAGGTAGCTGAGTAATGCAAATGGACGCGCTTTGGAATATTGGATTAACCGCAGGGTTTGGTTTTTTAATATGGTGGATTAAAGCCCACCATGAAGAACTAAAGCGTGTCACTATTTTGCTTAATAGAACTAGAGAAGAGTTGGCTAAAGAGTACGTCACTAAAGCTGACTCATCTCAAGTCCTTGGTCAAATTATGAGTAAATTTGATCGTATAGAAGAAAAGCTAGATCGATTGGTAGAAAGAAAATGATACGTTTTTTTGTAATAGCATTACTTCTATTAAGTAGTAGTTTTGCTTTTGCTAATGATGACGACACGATCAAATCAGAAAGCACAGTCACTTCTACTGGCACTATGGAAACTACCATAAACAGTCCACCTCCTTCTGCAATTTCTCCACAAATAAGTACAAGCAATTCTGACTTATGTACTGTTGGTGTTGCAGGTGCTGTGCAGACGCAGATATTAGGTATCAGTGCAGGTCGAACTGTACGAGATATGAACTGTGAAAAGTTAAAAAACGCAAAAGCCCTTTATAATATGGGCATGAAAGTAGCCGCAATTTCTACACTCTGTCAGGATTCTCGCGTGTTTGACGCCATGCTCAATGCTGGGACGCCATGTCCATACATGGGGTTGGTGGGAGATAAGGCTAGAGTTGCGTGGGAAATGGAAACAGTTAAGCAGACTATTGAGCGAGAACAAAATAATCCAATGAAAAAGATTTTTAATGAAAACATTGAAACAAAAACAGGTCTTAGTGTTATTATTAGCACTTTGGCCTTCTTACTCTTCTTGTGATCCGTATAGCTACGGAACAACTGGGAATGCCGCATCCACAGCACTAAGTTGGGGTATGAGTTCTGTTCTGCCTGACATACCTGGCTTAGATGTAAATGGATTATTATACAAATACACCACAGTAAAAAACCCAGAAGATGATATGAAAGTCCACGTCCGTAATAAAAATGCGGAAGGTGAAGGGTACACGTTTTCCGCAACGGATGATTGGTCAGGAGTTCCAGGCAATACAATCGTCAAGTCTTTCCCAATATCTAACGTAGCCTCTTCTAGATGGGGAGACGGATCAATCACTGTTGAAGGTGAGGGAAGTGTGACAGATCCTGTGGTTATATATAGCTATAGAATTGACGAATGTTACGATGAACAGTCTAATCCATCATGTCCAGGTTATGTCAAACCTATACCAGTAATACCTGTAGTTGAAGTGTATGATGTATTAGAAGATGACGAGGCTATGGGTGCTATAGACGCCGATAACGACTTTGAGTATGATGAAGATGGCAATCTGATACTTTCTGAAGAGGAAGAGGAAGAACAGACTAGAATTGAATTAGGGTTAACTGCATCTGCCAATGCGTTGACTTTATTTAAAACGCAAGGACAAGATCAGATTATCATGGCTATCAATCAGCAAACTAACATCAATATGTATTACAATGCATCTATTAATGGTGGTGCTTATAATGATGCCCCTACTCTTGCTGATTCAAAGATATCAGACAACAAGAAAGGCTTGCGTAATAATTTGGCACAACAAATTCTGCACGAAGAGATGATCGACATGCAGTATAACCAATGAGGATTAATATGAAATATTCTATTGCAATACTTTCGCTGTGTGCATTTCCAGCACTAGCAAACGTGGAAATCACAGGTAGCGTAGAAGCTAAATGTGTTATTCAAACAACTAAGTCAGGTGCATACGGAAACCCGATTGCAAGCAAACTAAGCACAACCCCTGCGGATGGTGGTATACTACCTATAATCAGGTATGACGTTTCGATTGCAGACGCTTATATAGCTAGTATAACACATCCAACATCGTTTAGTTCATCTCCTTCTTTGTCTGACACGCTAACGTGGACAGGAAGCACAAGCGTTACACAAACCTCTGTTTCTGGTATGTCAGCCTATGAGGCCGCTAAGACAGTTGTAGGTAATACTACAAACTTTAATTTAACCTTGGCAGGTTCTACATGGTTTAGCACTGCATCAAGTGCAGTTTATGGTTCAGCAAAACCATTGCCAGGTGGGACTTACACTGCGGTTGTGCAGGCAAGCTGTATTGCTAAGTAAGTTAATCACATTAGGGATGCTAGTTACTTTCGGTGCGTCAGCGCACGAAATGACGCCTGCCTATCCAGAAGTAAAAACATCTCACGTTAAAAACGTGGTCAAGGTGGAGATGTCTCTCTTTAATTCTAGGGAAGAAATAAAGTATTACCAAATTGATTTGTTTGATTTAAATTGGATGCACATACCTTTCTCTACAACGTATAGAATTATAAAAGTTGACTACAAAGAGCATAAATCTTTTGATGTATACATACGAGAAATAGACATGGATGAGGCTGTGTATCTCTGCACCACCTCAAAAGTAAAAAGGACAAATACCTCTAGAACTTTGATATCTTCTAGAATATGTTCAAGATTAGATGGTGAACCTACATGAGAATGGCTTTAACATTTTGTTTGTTAGCTAGTTCTGCTTTTGCAGACAATAGCTCTCTTTCGCTTGCGTTGCCTAGTCCACCTATGAACTACCAATCGGATTCTTTTTCGACAGGCAATATGCGATGCAGTAATGCTGTAGGTGGTGGTGTAAACTTAGAGTATGGCGTGACAGGCGTACTGTCGGGGTTAAACACAAACAGTCGTGGCAAAGATATAGGTGTGTATGCTCGTATAGTAATACCGCTAGATAAACCCAAGGCTCGAATTAATTGTGATGATCTTTACCAAATAGAACTAACTCAGCGAAGGCTAGAGATACAAAAGCTACGAGACGAGCTAGAAGCACTGAAGAACTTACAAAACTCAAGTAGCGAGATGGAGTTTGAAAACTGATGGACACTACCAAGATAGCAGATAACATTGATGGGCTTGCAGATCGTGAGTTTAAGACAGGTGGTATGAAAGTATCGTTTGGTTCTATTATGGCTATACTTGCGTTTTTATCTACAATTGTAGGTGCTTTGTACGCAGGATTTCTTATGTGGCAAAAGATAGAAGCTGTTACAGGTCTAGACTTAGAAGAGTATCAATTACAAATGGACGTAATGGATGCAAAGGTCAGTGGCATCTCTGAAAAGGTTGAAGAGTCAGTAGAATACAGTCGTGATATTAAAAATGGATTGCGTGATGATCTTTTGAGGCTTGAGTCTCAAGTGGACAGAATAGAGGATATGGTACGAGAATCTGAAGAAAAGGTTCGTACTATGATAGACAACGCAGAAGTTCGCTTTGAAAATCAGAGAGAACGTGTTAGAGTTTCACAAGATAGCTCAATGAAAGAACTTGAAGATAAGCTCATGGGCAAATTGCAGAGGGCGTTAGATAACCCTCTTGCTGACTAGGAGATTTAAAATGACAGAATTTGAGAAAGCCGATTTAGATGGAAATGGATCAGTAGACCAATCTGAATGGGATAAGTTATTACTCGATGACAAGAGAATGCAAATTGAAGATGAGAACTCAAAAAGGGACTCCCAGCTCCTAATGGTGTGGTTCTCTTTAGCGGGATTACTACTATATCCTGTTATGATTATTGTGTGTAATGTCTTAGGCCAAGAAGTTGCGGCGGATAATTTAACTGCTATCGCCCCTACCTACTGCATAGCAGTGGTCGGTATAGTTACGGCGTTTTTTGGCTTTACAAATATTAAAAAGAAGGGTGATTCATAATGTTAGGACTAGGATTACTAGGTAAGGTCGCAGATCTTGCTGGAACTATGATCGAGGGCAAGACTGCCGTAAAGCAAGCTGAAGCCCAAACTAAAATGAAAATAGCCACTGGTGAGCTTGATTGGGATCTAGCCGCCATGAAAGCCACAGAGAACTCATGGAAAGACGAGTGGATTACACTTTTGTTCAGTATTCCCCTTATTTTGGCGTTTTGTGGGGATTGGGGTAATGCTATTGTGCAAGATGGTTTTGCCGCTCTATCTAGTATGCCAGGTTGGTATCAATATAGCCTTGGTGGTATAGTTAGTGCCAGTATTGGTATGCGTGGTGTTAGTAAGTATTTTGGAGGTAAGAAATGAAAGAGAACTTTGATAAATGCTTAGAGATGCTTCTTTCTCACAAAGGAGGATTCGTAAATCATCCCGAAGATCCTGGAGGTATCACAAATTTGGGAGTTACCAAAAAAGTGTACGATGAGTGGACTGGTCGTGAATCAACTGAACAAGAAATGCGTGATTTAACTCCAGAAGATGTAGCTCCGATATACAAGAAGAACTACTGGGATCGAATTAAAGGCGATTCGCTTCCATCGGGCTTAGACTGGTGCGCGTTTGATTGGTGTGTAAATTCTGGAAAAAGTAGGCCATCTAAGGCTATTCAGCGTGCGGTTGGTGCTACTCAAGACGGAGCCATAGGATCGCAGACAATAGGTCTTATTATGGAAAAAGATACAGAAGAGATCATAAATTATGTTTACGGCGTTCGACAAGACTTCTATAAGGGATTAAAGACATTTGAAACCTTTGGACGAGGATGGACGCGCCGCAACAAAGAAACATTACACCAAGCGTTGGAGATGATCTAAATGCCTTTGCAACTTTTAAAATACAACCCAGGTATTGTAAAAGACGTTACAGAATACGCTACTGGCAAAAATGGGCCTTTCTGGGTAGATAGTGACTTAGTTCGTTTTAAGAATGGATATCCTGAAAAACTAGGTGGTTGGCAAAAAGATACAATTTTTGCATTAGATAACTCTGGAAATATTACACCTAATGAAACTACTATTGAAGGTATTGCCAGACGTATGGTGTATTGGAGGTCAAACTCTGATGGCGAAGATAGGCTTGTCGTTGGTACGCACAATCACTTATTAATTATAGAGAATGGCGCACTTTACGATATTACGCCTTTGCGAAAGACATCTACTGGGTTGAGTAATCCAATAGCCACAACAGATGAAAGCACGACTGTAGTCATTACAGATAATTCACATGGTGCTGAAAATGGCGATTGGGTGGTTATTAGTGGCGCATCAGCAACTGGTGGTGTTTCGGCAGATGATTTAAACAGTTACTACGGATATCAAATAACTAGAATTAATGCAAATTCTTATAGTATTGTTGTCCCAAGTGCGGCTACTTCTACTGTTTCTGCTGGTGGTGGTACTGTTGCTGTAAAATATTTAATTGGTGTTGGTGCTGAACTTGGTTCACAAAGCTCTGACCCAGCTCTTGGTTTTGGCGTTGGTGGTTGGGGTGAAGAGGCTTGGGGTACTCCACGATCTGATGCGCTTGCTGGTATTAACTTAGACAATAGCTCTTGGAGTATAGATCTCTGGGGTGAAGATGTCCTTGCGACAGTTCGAAATGGTGCAATATATTATTGGGATACTTCGGCAGGGGTTACTAATCGTGCTGTGCTTGTATCATCACTATCAAGTGCCAATAGTGTTCCTAATGTGGCTCGTACTACTATTGTTAGTTTTCCAGATAGGCATTTTATAGCAGGTGGATGTCAGGCTTATGTTGTGGGTGGTGGCACTGGAAATGTAGATAATATGTTGGTCAGATGGTCAACACAAGAAGACTTTAGCGTTTGGAATCCAACCTCAACAAACACCGCAGGTGATCAGAGGCTTCAGGTTGGAACTAAAATTATAGCTATGGTATCTGCTCGTGAAGAGACAATCATATCTACTGACGAAGCAATATATGGCATGACATTTGTTGGTGGTGCTTTTGTATTCTCGTTTAGATTACTGGCGACAAATTCAGGTGCGGCTGGATTAAATACAATGATATCTGTTGATGGTAACGTCTTTTGGATGGGTAAGCGTAACTTCTTTACTTATGATGGTATTGTAAAAGAAATACCATGTCCTGTTCAGCATTTTGTATTTGATCGTATGCAGACACGATACATTGATAAAGTCGTCACTGGACACAATAAGGAATTTAAAGAAATTACTTGGTTTTATGTAAGTGATCAAAATCCATCTGGCACAGTAAATGCTGAAAACGATAGTTATGTAACCTACAATTACGCTGAAAATGCGTGGACTGTTGGAACTATGGATAGGTCAGTATGGTCAGATAGCTTTGGCGCACGAACTGTTCCATTTGCATTTGACCCTGATGGGTATCTTTACAACCACGAAACAGGCACTAGCGCAGATGGCGCGGCAATGAACAGCTACATAGAAGGATCACCGCGTGAAATTACACAAAATGGTGAAGATTTGTATATGGTGGATAAAGTAGTTCCAGATGTTACTATGAGTTCTAGCACAAACTTATTTTTATATATGAATACAAGAAAATATCCTAACTCTCCTGAAACTGTAAAAGGACCATTTACGATTACATCCTCTACAGGAAAAGTAAGCACACGCGCCAAAGGTCGTCAGATAGGTCTGAAGTTCCAAAGCACAGGCACGACAGACGATTGGACGTTGGGAGATTTTAGAGTTAATTCACGTCAGGATGGATTGAGATGACACAAGGATCACCACTTGCAGTTTTAAGATTGCCAAGCCCACCAGAAAACTATCAACAAGGCTACATGGCTAGATTAACTAATACTCTTGAATTAGAACGCCAATCAACTTACTTTGCGGCATCTACTGGGCTTCAAGTGGCTGTAGAGCAAGCAGAAGCAACAGCGTGGTTTATATCATAAATGGCAAATAGTTATAAAAATGCATTACTTGATTTAACAACAAATAGCGCAACAACGCTTTACACTTGCCCAAGTGCTACTACTGCTATTTTTAAATCATTATTAGTGTGTAATGATAGCGCGCATAACGATACTATATCTGTTACAATAACAGATGCAGACAGCAATGTTTTTTCGGTGTATAGTATAAAGGCAATATCAGGACCATCTACTGAAGAATTAGTAACTAATGCTTTTGTAGTTGAAGAAAATCAAATTGTTAAAGTTACGGCGGCGACTGCCAATAGGTTGCATGTGGTGGCAAGTTTACTGGAGATAAATTAATGAGAAGTCCAATTGTTTTAGAATCAAATTTAATACCAGGAAGCTACGGAGCATTACCGACTAACGAATATTACACGTCTCCAAGCTCACCAGCACTAGAAGGTGCTATCGAAAACGAAGATGGGACGTTTACTGCTAAGACTTATCAGCTTCAATCTAATAAACCTACATTTGATTTAGATGTAATGCAGAACGTATACGGCACAAAATACATGCCAATGTTTCAGTGGGTTAGCCAACAAGAGACAGGCAGTGTAACCTTTGACCCTCAAGACGATATGATTAGCGAAGAAGAAGCTAATGAGTTAAGGCAAGAGTTCCAAGAAGAATATGGAATTGACCCTACTGAAGCACTAAAACAAGAAGCT